ATCGGGCATCTTGATGAACCCCTCACCGTTGTCACCGTCAACCAACTGTATGTTGATCACGTAGTCACACGCGGCATTGGCTATCTGTGGATGTTTCTTGTAAAGATGTTTCCACGTAGTCAGGTGCTGGTACATCTTGTGATAACACTCATGCAGTATCAGGAATCGCAACTCGGCATCGTTGAGGCCATCGACAAACGCTCGGCCATATGTCTCGTCACGCCCATTGGTACATGCGGTTGGGACGGTATCATCTACCGTCCGGTCACCAATCATCAGCACGCTGGATAAACCTACGTACTTGTCATGCGCCATGATAGACATGACGGCTTTTTGTAACCGCTGTTCGGCGGTCAACGCTTGGTTAAGTGCTAACATCTATCTTCCCCCAACTCTGATAACAACTTATTGAGCGCGATATGGATACCTCTCACCTCCGCTTCCAGATCTACTACCCGTGCTTCAAGTGACTTATCGCCATGACGCAACCTGCTCCACCACCCTTGCCTCTTCATTAGTTGCTTGGGCTTTACCGTTGGTTTGTTAGGGACTTCCCTAACAGGTTTAGGCTTAACAACAGGTTTAGGCTTAACAACAGGTTTAGGCTTGTTGATGCTTAGGTCAGTCTGACGCGGGTTACCACCTTTGGACATTTTTAACGCCCGTCGCATGTTGTACATCTGCATGACCACACCCTTCTCGGTACGACCCAACGCTGTTGCGATATCTATGTTGCTTTCTCCCGCACTTGACATACGTAGCAACGTATTGATATCCCGAGTTGTCCACTGCTTGTTTGCTTTACTTTTCACGTTACATCCTCCTTACTTGTCTGCTGTAAACAGATAGTTGTTGTCCATCGCCCATTGCGTGAACTTCTTGTTCTGCATGACGATAGCTTGTTTGGCGTACTTCTTACCGCGTACACCGTTAGCGAACACACCCTGCGCTTCCTTGGATAGGCGCAACATGTAGTCCATCCACTGGTCAATCCAGTCACGTTCGAGTGTTGATAACACCTTATACACAACCATCATCACAGCGCCCGCACTGGTAGGTACAAGTGCAGATTGAGGGTCGGACTTGATTGAATCGATTGATGGCAATTGGTCGGCTAGTCTAGCGAACGCCATAAGGTCGCCCGCTGCTGACCCACCGATGGTGCCAATGAGTAAAGACGTTAGTGTCTTGTCGTTGAACTGGTCACGTACCTTCATCCAGTCACTGGCCGCTTCGAGTGAACGCGGAGTCACAAACGACGTACGGGTAGAACGCGGATGGAATATGTAGTCGTTGTCCTCGGGATCTTGCACATCGCGGAAGTCAGCAAACGCTTTGTCGTTGTTGCGACACCATCCCAACACTGTCGGGTCGATATCGTTGTTGACACCCCACTCGATCCACTGTTCCCACGTAGGTTTGGTAGACTCGATCACGGTTAGGCGATTCTGTGCATGTGCTGGTAGCAAGTCACCGACACCCTCGGCACCGAGGTTAGTGGTAGCAAACACAATGCTGTCAGGATGCAGGGTATAGCTCCCGATCTTGCGTTCGAGCATCATGCGTAATAGCGCGAGCTTGACCGCTGGGTTGGACTTACCGAACTCGTCAATCATCAGGATGACCGGCTTGTCATGGTGTGCACCCAACTCCTCATTGGTCAGGTATCGCACGAACCCGCTGCCGTCGTCCATGTGCATGATGTCAGGGATGGTGATATCACCAAGATCCTTGGTAGTACAGTCGAAGTAACACGCGACGTGCTTGGGTAGCTCTGCTGATAACATGTTTAGCAGAGATGATTTACCCGTACCCATGTGACCCTGCACAAGTATGGTACGTTGATGACCACCGGCAATGATTGCTTGGGCGATCTCGTCTAGGTTTACCGCATACAGATTGGCTGATGTTGCCATGTTATGTCCTCCTTCATTGGACTGGTTGTTGTGTTAGGGAACTCCCTAACAAGTTTTTGGTTACCGCTTATTCCTATGCACTCGGTTGTACTTGATGTACTCTCGCGTATCGACGTGCTTGAAATAGTGCATCGTCTCGCTCGAATACATATACATATAGTGCCACTTCGCCTCCTCATCCATCCCGTTACGGATGGCATCCTTGAACGCATCGCGTGGGTGTAACACCACACGCCCATGCTTGAACCACAACTGATCCTCCGCTGCGCTGTATCTCATCGCTCTAACTCCTTCCTGATCGCATACACTTCTTCCCAATACACTGCGCTCCCATCCTTGTCGTTGTAAACAACTGACAAATCCGTCGTCCGCTCGGCAGTATCAATAAGACAATCGAGCATTTTTAACAGTGATGATTTACCCACAGCCATGCTTTCTGTCTGCTCTCGCAGAGATTTTGTCCGCTCCATCTCACTCTCCCTACAGGTGTGTTTTATAAGTCTATGGTAGGTAAGTTACTGATAACGTCTTCTACCACCGTTTTGGTTTCGGCACGGAGATGCCTGTCCTCACGTAATGCCTCGGGTGATAACGGCATCCTACCCACGCCACGGAACTGCTGTTCGAGCTTAACGCGTATCGCTTCCATCTGGGTATCACCGGTCAGGTTGCACATCTTGAGCATGTCGATCATGTCGAGCACACCATCGAACGTACTGGTGGATAGTCGCTTTTGCTTGGGCTTGCCGTCTTTGCGTTTATCTGTGGTGCTGTCGTCCAGACTATGGTGCAGCCGTTCGAGATAGGTGCGGGTACGCCTGAACACATCGTCCATTGCTTTTGTGATCTGCGCTTCGTAGTGCTCCTGATATTGTGTTTTCAGGATAGCGGCTTGCTCGTTACCCATGTCAACCCGAAAGTCACCGGCCTCGGGCACAGGTGAATAGGTCACAGCGAAACGAAACTTACGATGCAGGTCATGCACTGACATATAATCAGCATCGTTGAACAACGTGCCCAGCTTGGCGCGAGATTGGATAATCTCCCAATCGTATACATCGATGAACGCTTGCACCAACCGGTCGAACTCTTGCTCAAACACAGACATCTGGTTTTGGTAATCAAAGAACATCGCAGTTGGTATCAAACGCTGGCCGAGATCTGACCACGGCATGGTGAGCGCATAATGCTGGTTGCGTACGTTACCCACGAACTTCTGAATGGCGTCAAGCTCGGCACAGTCACCAAGTAATTTCTTACTGACATTTGCTGTACCCGATGCCGCGTTGTTCTGCATGGTGATCTGCGCTGATGCGCTTTTGTCTTTCTTGCGTCCTGTCCAGACTGACGCGTTGAACTCAACGATCATGGCGCTCGATTGGATCGACGGTGCCGATACCTCGGGCGCTAGTGGTAACACGTTTTGTATTTCCATTGCTATATCCTCATAAGTTGTTTGTGTTAGGGAACTCCCTAACAAGTTTGTGTGAAACATGAAATGAGAACTCCCATCCCATAAACATATTATACCCTAAGTGGAACGTAATGTCAAGTGATGACGAATGATGGTAGAATATGGAAACCGCCAGAATGTCTCGTAATGTCTCGGAATGTTCTGTTGATGGTAGTTGCATGTTATTGAAAATAAACAAATGTTCCAATTGTTCCTGTTTTCATGGAATTACTACCTCTTTTCCTTGGGGGAAGGGAAGGCAGGGGAGAACCGAACAAAACCTTCCCTTAATTCACCTTTGGGTAGTAATTATATAGATTAGCGAACATTACAATATATATATATATATAGGGGCAATACTTACCGCTAAACATACAACGTATTCATTTATATTCCATCGTCATCCACTATTCAAATGTTCGTTTCACTACCGAACATTGTAGGAACATTATGGAACATTTAAGAACATTACCAGCGAACCTGCCGAACATTGTTAGGGAACTCCCTAACACGTCCTTGTGCCCCTTCCCACAGTGCCCCGCACCGCTACGCTAGGAACTGGTATCATCACAGTAACACGTTTGACGCAACGCTACTCTAGGAACTGGTATCAACCCCGCCGAAGCGGGGTTAGGGTGTGGCCCCCGAAGGGGCCGTGGGTTTAGCCTTCGATGATGGCTCGGAGATCGTCATCTGATCCGATGAGCGACATGGTGTGAGCAACCGATTTGATGAGCTGCGCTGGATCATACTCGGGGGTCTCATCCTTTCGCGCTGTGTTGGCGATGGTCTTGAGGGCCGCGATGATTTTCTCGGCGCTGGTCTTGGTCTCTTTCTGCTCGGGTTCAACCTCACCGGCATCGAGAGCACGCGCCTTGAGCTGGCCTTTCAGATCCTTGAGCCGCGAGCTGACCTGCTGCGTCACATACCGCTTGCGGGCCTTATCCTCTTCGGGTAGCGCCTTGACATCAACCAAGAATAACGCGGTATCTGCTTGTGCGAATCCTGCTAGGATCGCAGCCTTGGTTTTAGCGAAGCCATCCTCGGTCGCGGTGCTGTCGCCGCTGTCTTTACCGTTGGGGGATATGCAGTCTGTGTGGCGCATACCGGCCACGAAGAGTGCATCAATGTGCTCGCCGCGCTTTCTTTCGCCCTCGGTCGTTGCTGTTGAGAATGCCTGTACTGATTTGAGTAGTTTTGTGTTCACGTTTTATATCTCCAGTTTTAGCGGCTCGCGGGATTGCTTGCCTGCTGGTAACGTATTATCCATATCTGGAAGGTAATGTCCAGAGTTATCTGATAATGGTCAAATATGGAATGTTAGGGACATCCCTAACAATGGATCTGGCCGATACCCTACCTACCCCCGACCCCCCTTTGCTGCTATGGGACTCCACACATCTCTTAGTATTACTAATTTACTCAAATAACTATCTATTTTTTGAGTTGGGTACCCCCTAACTTGTTCCTGCTAGACCCCTACCCCCCTTACATAGGAAACACCCCCCGGTAGGAGTCCCAACTTAATGTTGCAAAAAATTATTTTTCATGTACATTTGCGGTAACGGTTAACAACCTGCGTACATTTATGACCATAGTGCTCGATTCAGAAGTCGGCGTACCCTTATCTGTAGACATGACGTACTCAGATCTGCGCCAACGTGCCGAAGCTGCGTGTAACACTTCGTTATTACTTGCGGATAACGGGTTAGATGTAACGCCCAACAACGAAGACCGCGATGTAGCAGCGGGTATAGCAGTCGAATACGCTGAAAACCCAGTAAAAACGTCGAAGAAAGTCTCTAACGCCCGCGTAGCCAAGATGACCCCTGCGTCATTGATCCTGACAAACAACATCCTGCAAGAGTTTGGGCAATCTGTTGCCGAAAGTGCCACCCAGATAAGACACCTAGTCACCAACAAACTGCTACTTGAGTCAGAGAACCCAGACCCACGGGTAAGAATCCGTGCATTGGAGCTGCTAGGTAAGATATCTGACGTTAGTTTGTTTGCAGAGAAGTCTGAAGTGACGATAACGCACCAATCTACCGACGATTTGCGGGCAAAACTGCGTCAAAAGCTAGAAAAACTGGTAAATCCGCCAGAAGAACTCAATGCACCTGTAGTTTTAGACGGAGAAGTCATCGATGTGGACGAGGTATTGGGGTTAAAACCCGACGAACCTGAAAAACCCGCCGAGTATGACGATGAGTGAGGTCGCATTAGACTTTACTGAAGAAGAAATCCAAGTTATGTTGGATAATCTTGATGAGTACACCCCCGACGAGGTGGTGGAGATCGATAGACTTGTTGATGAGCTAGATGCCCGTAAGAGAAACAAGTTAGCGTATGACGATTTAATAGAGTTTTGTAAGGCGATGCAGCCTGACTACATTGTAGGAAAGCATCATCGCATTCTCGCAGATATGCTCATGGCAATTGAGCAAGGGGATAAAGACCGTATCTGCGTAAATATTCCGCCCCGCCACGGAAAATCACAACTAGTGTCCATATTCTTCCCGGCGTGGTTCTTGGGGCGGAACCCCAATAAAAAGGTCATGATGGTGTCACATACCACCGATCTGGCCGTCGATTTTGGTCGAAAAGTCCGTAATTTGATTGCGGTAGATGCGTATAAGGCCATATTCCCCACTGTCACACTAGCCGCAGATTCTAAGTCTGCTGGACGATGGAACACTAGTGTAGGTGGCGAGTATTATGCCTGTGGTGTCGGTTCTGCTTTGGCTG